AATAGATTATGTTACAAGAACATTCATGATATTTAACGTATCAGAATTAAATTTAATAGATTTCACTCAAGTATGTGAAACATCAATTGATACAGTTAGAAAATCATTAGATGGTACTAAAACATTTGTTAAATGGGATTCAGAAGAAATACCTTCATCTGTATTATTATTAACAACAAATGAAGGTCCATATACGTATGATGAAATATCAATAATATTAAGTGGTCCAGAATGGACAGATGATAAACCAATGCCATGAGTACGGTAGGTAATTATAGAGGACCTAATATTATTAAAGATGGATTGGTGTTGTGTTTAGATGCAGCTACCAATAATTCATATAATAGATATGTTTCAACTGCGACTTGGAAAGATATTTCTGGTAATGGAAATAATGGAACATTAAGTAATACTCCAATTTATAATTCTGCTAATGGTGGTAACATAACTTTTGATGGTGGTGATGACTACTTTAATATCGCTAATCAAATATCAGATGTTATGAACACAATCGATATTTGGCTTAATATGAAATCAACATCACCTTGTCCTATTTTATATTATGGTTTAGACTCATTTAATTCAAATGATTGGACATGGGGTATTGCAGTATTCCCATCATCCACACATGGGTTTAATGAAGGTCCATTAAACTATCCAACAACAAGTTTATATACTGATACAGTAGATTTAAACGTATGGAAAAATTTCACATTAGTCAGAAATGATAATGGTAATGTTAAATTATATAAAAACGGTGTTTTAGTTGGTACTAAAGTTGGTAGTGGAACTACTAGTGTTAGGGATGTTAGCGATAGACTATATATTGGTAAAGCTGGTAGCACATATGGTAATTATAGTATAGGTTCTATTAAAATTTATAATAAAGCTTTATCTGCTACTGAAATATTACAAAATTATAATGTAACAAAATCTAGATTCGGATATTAACATTTTAATATACGAACATATTTATTAACAAATAACATTACTGGATAGGGAAAGTAATTAATTATGGCAATTTATATCCAATTCTAACTCAATAGTATTAGGGGCATTCACTGCAACTACTATATCAGCAACAACTTATTTGAATTTACCTAGTAATGGTGGTTCATTTACTGGTGGTACCGTAACTGGTGCAACTAATTTCACTGGTGGATTAACTGCTTCAACTATATCAGCTACAACATATTATAACTTACCTACTGATATATTTATTACTGGTGGTACTTATGATAATATATCTGGTATAACTACATTTATTGATAATACTGGTGGTACATTTACAGTAACTGGTTATTACACTGGTTATACAACACCTATTGATGTAACAGTTACTGGTGGTACATATAACAATGGTTCGTTATCATTTGTAAATAACACTGGTGGTACATTTAATATCATTACTTCAACAAATTATTCTGCTGGTATTATAAGTGGTGCTACTGGTTGGTCTTCAACTGGTACTGGTGAAATTAATTTACCAGCTATAAAGGTTGCGTTGTATAATAACTCAAACAATATAGAACCTATAATAGTTTATGATGTAACTTCTGGTATAAGTGGTTCTGGTGGTATAACTAGTTTAACAAATAATGATACAAATTATATTGTTGTTGAATATAATGGCGGAGCTCCAAGATACGCTGTTTACAATAATGATGGTCTAGTAGATGATAGTAGTGTTGTATTAGCTTACATTGTTTATAGATTGAATAATTTTATTCATGTATTAGAGTTTGGTAATCAAGGTGCTGGTTTAGCTAATAAATTAAACGATAGGATAATAATGACTGACCGTTTTGGTTGGGAAAGTGGTTTAACATTAGGGTTAAGTGGTACAACTGGTGTGGTTACATTAACATCTGGTATTGCTTGGAACGGTTCTTATAGACAATCATTATCGGCTGTTAACTCCCAAGATGATGTGTTCTTTAAAAATTATCATAGTGGTGGTACTTGGACGTTTACAACAACTGGCGATACTTTGAATAATACATATTATGATGATGGTACAGATATTGTTGTTGCAACAGCTGGTAAATTTTTAACAAACTATTATTATAGAGGTCAAGAAACAAATGACCATTTATATGAAGTTTATGGTATTGCTCAATATGATTCTGTGATTGAAGCTGAAGCTGCCACAAACCCAGAATTACCAGAATTAATATCATCACACGCATTTTTAGTTGGTAGGGTTATAGTCGAGGTTGGTGCCACAACTGGTGTAACACAAACAGCCTTTGCTACAGTATTTTCACCTTCTGGTTACGTACCTTCAGCTGGTGAACATAATGATTTAACTGGTTTGCAAGGTGGAACTGCTGGTCAATATTATCATTTAACGTCAAATGAATATAATTATAACGCATACACTAACATAGATAATAATTTTTCAACTGGTCAAACAATAAATGGTACTATTACAGTAACAGATTCAGTTGCATCTAATAATAATTCAATAACTAGTGATAATTTAATAACAATGGCGTTATTGTATTTATCAAATAATACTTAAAAAAAACAATTTTATGGGACAAACATTAAAATTTACACAATCAGCTTTTACAGAAGCACGTTTATTCACAACAGCAACAACAGCAAACGTTTCGTATGATATTTTGTCTGGTAATACGCTAGAAAGAAGAGTTTACGGTATATCTTTTGCTAGTACTGATGCTGGTGCTCAAACAATTAAAATTTATTTAAATGATGGTAGTTTAGATTATCAATTGTTTACATATTCTTTAGCGGCTAATGCTGGTAATTCAACAACTATAGCCGCTGCTGATATTTTTGGTGATAGTAAAGTTGCACCAGTTTTTCAAAAACAAAGAGATTCTAATGGTGTACCTTATTTTAATTTACCAGTTAATTGGTCAATTAGAGCTCAATATGGTACAGCTTTAGCTACTACTGAAACAATAACATCAATAGTTTTTGGAGAAGTATATTAAATATGAATGAGAACCCTAAAATAAATTTTACATCTAGTTATACAACCAATCAAATTAAATTTCAGAATTCGGATGGGACAAATATAAAGACATTAGTTGCAGCTACTACTGATACTAGAATATATTCTATTATGGGTGTATGTAGTGATGTAACAGCTAGACCAATAAAATTCTATTTAAGTGATGGTACCATTAATTATTTAGCTTATACAGTAAATATACCAGCTAATGCTGGTTTTTTAACTAATGTTAGTCCAGTTGATTTAATGTATGATGCTAATGGTGTTTCACTCATGTTTCATTCATATGATGGTAATTATAATTTGTATTTTACAATACCAGCTGGTTGGTCATTAAAAGGTGGTTTAACATCTACAGTTTCATCACCAAATCATGTAATAATAACAATATCAAGTGAAAGTCATTAATTATGCAAAATGGATTAAATAGTGGTTTTGGTGAATTTGTGAAAACTGGTTTAAGTTTAGCACCACTTAGGAATGGATTAAAATCTGGATTTCATAATGATTTGGGTCATAGAGATAAACAACAAGATTTTACAATTTTAAGAGGACTTAAAATTGTTGATGGTTGTGCTTGGTTGGCTGATTATGGAGTTTATAATAGTTCAAATAATTTAAGTGCTATGGCAAATCAATTAGCTAATTCTAATTCATTTGCTGTTAATGGTGATTCTAATTTTAATTTAAGTGTATTTGGTTCTAAAAAATCTATTCAATTTGATGCTAACGATAGATTGTATACTAGTTCAAGTACATTTTTACAAGGTTATAACGCTCAAACTGTTATGATGGTGGTTAAATTAAGTGGTGCTGGTATTCTATACTCATACGTTGATAGTGGTTTTTCATCTAGTATTGGTGATTTATTAATTGAAGCTTTAAATTCGACAACAATTAGGTCAACTTTTTATGGTGGTAACCCTGGACCAATTTCATATTCTCAAATCACATCTCCAATGGATTTAGGTGGTAATTGGTTTTTACTTACAATAATTTGTGATATAAACGAACAAACTGGTGTTGGTCAAGAAATGTATATAAATGGTCAAAAAATAACAAATTATACATTTAATACATTTGAACCTTCAACTAGTACTTTTTTTGGTATAAACGGTAGTTTTGGTAATAACTCATCATTAACTAGTGGTGGTAATAATTATATGGCTGGTGCATTAGTATTACCACATGCAGTTAATTCATCAGAAAGAATAAGATTAGAGAATTTCTTTAGAAATTATTATGGTTATAGATTTTAAATATGGAATTTTGGGAATTATATGATATTAAAGATAAGTATGTTAACGATACTTTAATTATGACAAGTAAAGCTTTTATTTTAACTTTTGACGTTAAGAATACTGATAAGTCTATTTGGGAATACTATTATAATAATGGATTTGATTACGTGTTTTCAGCAAGAACTTATTAATCCTCATCATACAACCCCTTTTTAGGTTGACATTTTTCTCTAATCAATTTTTCAACAAAAGCAAACATTTTAAGACCATTTTCTTCACAATATTGTTTTAACATTTCGTGAGTTTTTGGCGTAATTTTCAAGTTTTTATCTCGTTTCATAACACTTTTCTCTATAAGTATGATAAAAGTATGATAAAATTCATACTAATTCATATTTATATTTTTAAATGGCATTACTTTTGAAAAAAAGTTAATATTTATAATAAAACGATAAATAACATAAAACAAAAAACAAAATTATGCCAAATAAAGTATTTGTGAGCCCAGGGGTTTATACATCTGAAAAAGACTTATCTTTTGTAACTAGTCAGATAGGTGTAACTACGCTAGGTTTAGTTGGTGAGACAACTATAGGACCAGCGTTTCAACCTATTTTTATATCTAGTTATGATGAATTTAAAAACTTTTTTGGGAAGTGTAATGCTACAAAGGTTAAAGATAACAACGCTCCTTTATATGAGTTACCATATGTCGCTAAAGAATATTTAACTCAATCTAACCAATTATTCGTAACAAGAGTATTAGGTTTGTCTGGATTTGAAGCTGGTCAAGCTTGGGGTATCACATTAGATGCTGCATTAGACTTGTCAACTACTGCTACAACAACCACTACATCTTATTCACCATTATTATCATTTACAGCTACATCAGCAAACACTAATGTAACTATAGTTAGTAATGACCCATTATTACAACAAATTATCGATAGTGGTGATTTAGATGATACATTAGCTACATTATCACAAGGACCAACTGGTACTACATATCTTGTTACTGGTAATGTTAAAAATAACGGTATATTCAGTGGTTTAACAACAACGATGTATCTTAATAATTTAACTACTGTTGGTGCATTTATTACTGGTACAACAACTGGTGTTACAGTTCATTATACTGGTACTGGTTATTCAGATGCTGAAGATAAATTAGTTGCTTTATTACGTTCTAGAGGTGGTATTGATGTTGATACTCAATTACCATCATACGAAATAACTGGTACTACAAATGGACCTACATTTGTTTCTTCAATTACTGATGCATTAACTGACCCATTAGCAGAATTTTCATTATCTGGTAAATCTAATACTCAAGGAAATTTCAATTATTCTTTATCATTAGATAACACTAAGAAAAGTTACTTACCAAAAGTATTAGGAAGAACAAATAGTGATGGTAAAACTGCTATATTTGCTGAAGAATTTTTTGAGCAAATGTTTGACACTTTAGATAAAGCTGGTAAAATCAGAGGTATCAATCAAACAATGATTAAATATGCTAATTCTTTCAATGATTACAAACAAGAATACAAACCAGCTGTTACTCCATACGTTGTTTCTGAGTTACGTGGTACAAAAGTATTGAGATTATTCAGATTCTGGACTATTTCTGATGGTAATGCTGCAAACGAACAATTTAAAATTTCTATTAGAAACATTAAATTAGACACTAAAGAATTTGATATCGTTGTAAGAGCTTTTGGTGATAATGATACACAACCTACAGTTTTGGAATCATTCTCAAGAGTAACAATGGACCCAACTTCTGTTAATTATATTGCTAGAAGAATTGGTACATTAGATGGTAACTTCCCTTCAAAATCAAGTTATATTTTGATTGAAATGGATGACACTAACGATACTTCAGAAGCTTTCCCAGCTGGTTTCGTTGGATACCCAATGAGAAACTATCAAGCAGCTAGTAATAGTGGTGTTGTTTCACCTAACTTATTATTCCAAACTGCTTATGGTGCATTCGATACTTCTAGTCAAATAGCTAAAAAATATTTAGGTTTATCTGACCTTGTAGGTATTGATGCTGATTTCTTTGACCATAAAGGTGTTGAATTTAGTGCATTAACAAAAGGTTTCCATATGGACGTAGATGCTGCTTCAGCTTTAATTGATAACCAAGCATATTCTTTTGAAGTAGGTGCTTATCCATTTAGAAGTGAGGCTGGTGTATTAGGTACTCAATATGAAAAAATTAGAGCTCGTAAATTCTCATTCGTACCATTTGGTGGTTTCGATGGATGGGATATCTATAGAACTAGAAGAAGTAATTTAGATTCATTCTTAATCAACGGTACATTAGGAAGTAAAGGTAAACTTAGTGGTGCATTTAAAGCTAGAACTTTATTTAACGGTGATGCTGCAATAAACTCTGATTACTATGCATATTTAGAAGCAATTTGGACATTCAAAAACCCAGAAGCTGTTAACATTAACGTGTTTGCAACTCCAGGTATTGATATAATGGATAATGGAAACTTAGTTGAAGAAGCAATCGATATGATTGAAAACGACAGAGCTGACTCATTATACATTGTTACAACTCCAGATACTGAATCTGATGGTGTAACTCCAATGGCTGCTGCTGATATTGCTGATTTCTTAGACGGTACTTTTGACAGTAACTATACATGTACTTACTGGCCATGGGTTCAAGTTGATGACATTGAAAACAATGTTTATATTTGGATGCCAGCAACTAGAGATGTTGTGAGAAATATAGCATTTACAGATAAGAAAACAGCTCCATGGTATGCGGTTGCTGGTATCGAAAGAGGTACAGTAAACGCTGTCCAAGCTAGAAAAAAATTAACATTAGACGAAAGAGATACTCTTTATGATGCAAGAATTAACCCAATCGCTACTTTCACAACTGAAGGTATCAAAATCTGGGGTAACAAAACTCTTCAAATTAAAGATACAGCTCTTAACAGAATCAACGTTAGAAGATTGTTACTACAAGCAAGAAAACTTATTTCTGCTGTTTCTATCAGATTATTATTTGAGCAAAACGATGCAGCTGTAAGAAACCAATTCTTATCACTTGTTAACCCAATCTTAGACAGTATTAGAAGTCAAAGAGGTTTATATGATTTCCGTGTGGTATTATCAAATGACCCAGAAGATTTCGACAGAAATCAATTGACTGGACAAATATTCTTGAAACCAACAAGAGCATTAGAGTTCATCCAATTAGAGTTCGTAATTATGAATACTGGTGCGTCATTCGACAATGTATAATTAGAATTAAAAATAAAGCAAGAAAGCTCTCATATGAGAGCTTTTTTGTTTTTATAGATATTTATTAGTATGAAGATAATTAAAATTACAGCAGAGCAATTTAATAGGTTACTTTTAAAGGAAGCTAGTGAGAAAAAAGTAACATTTAATTACTCTATTGAGATGATATTGGCTATGGGTAAAATATTAGGGTTAGAATTAAAAAATTATAATCTAGAAGTAGCTAATAAAGAATTAAAGCAAGAATCAACATATACTAAAATCAAACTTATTTTAGATGATAAAGAAGAGTTAAATAAGATAATTGAAGATTTGGTAAATAAAGGGTTGATTGATGCTGATAAGAAGATTAAATATGACGCTGAGAAGATTGTAGACAATTACAATTCAATATCAAAAGAAAATGGTTTTGAATGCAGATTAAAACATTCTGAAGTAATAAATAATATTTTAAAAAATAAATAATTTTTATAACTAAAAATAAAAATATTTTAACTTTTAACATATTT